TTGGTGGTGATGGTGAAGGAGGATTTGTAGAAATTATTGTTGCCGATGGAACTGATGATGCAGGTGTAAGTATTCCTGGTCAGATCCAAAAAGTTACAGTCACATCACCTGGTAAAAATTATACTACAGCAACTATTGATGTTGAGGCAATCACAGGTATTCTTGGATCTGGTTTAACTGGTTCTGGTGCAGAACTAGTAGTAGTTATTCCTGCTTCTGGAACTGGTGCATCTGTCTTCACTCAAGGTGATAAAGTTGGTAAGATTAAGAAACTTAAGAATAATAACTTTGGTTATGATTATCCACATGACTATACATTACGCCCTGAAATATCATTCCCAATAAACGCACAGCTTACTTCTACAAGTATACTTGATAGTATTACCATTACAGATCCAGGTACTGGATATTCACAAGCACCTGCTGTTATAGTCACTGGTGGTGGAGGTTCTGGTGCTGTTGCTGAAGCAACAATTAAGAATGGTAGACTAGATGTTATTATTGTTAAAGATCCTGGTGCAGGATATTCATCAACTCCTACAGTTTCATTAAGATCTTCATTTAACTATGTTATAAACCTTGACTTAGGATTACTACAGTTTGCTTTCCCACACGGTATTGCAAATGGTGCTGCAGTCACATTAAATGTTGTTGATACTGGTGATGGTGCTGACTTCCCTCTATCTGCAGGTGCTGTTGGTAGATTAAATGGAAGCACAACTTACTATGCGATATCTGGTACTGCAAACTCACTAGAAGATGATCAATTAAAACTTGCTATTACTGCTGCTAACGCTGAACTTGGTGATGCTTTATCATTCTCTAACGCAGGTACAGGTCGTCAGCAAGTATTGACTGAATCATTCGGTGGTTCTGCTGAAGCAAATGTTATTACCTCTACTTTCTTAGAAGGAGAACTTGTATATCAAGGTGATTCTCTTGCTACTGCAACTGCCCAAGGATTTGTATCTACAAACTCTGGTTGGCAGGTAGGACCTAGAATTCTTAAGATTGTTGACTACACTGGAGACTTTGCAGAGAATCAAAGAATCACTGGTGTTATATCTAAATCTTCTGGTATTATTACTGATCTTAAAATTGCTCGTGGTGTTCTTGAAATTGGTTCTATCACTAGAACTACTGGTCAGTTTATTGATGATGTTGGTAAACCATCTGAGATTATTCAGAAGATTCAAGACTCTTACTATTATCAGGATTTCTCTTATGCTGTTAAATCTTCTACTTCTATCAGTGAATGGAAAGAGATTCTTATTAAGAACGTTCACCCTGCATCATTCAAAGTATTTGGTGAACTTAACTTAAATGAGTATGGATTTATTCCTAACAAAGAAACATTCTTCTCTTTAACTAAATCTGTTGAATTAGCACAAGAAGCGATAGTTCCTAATATACAAAACTTTGCTCTTGTAGAACCTGTTTATACTGCATTCAATAATACTGAGGTATTATTCAGACAGAAACGATTAACTTCTTCTGAGAATATTCTAACATCTGTTGTACAAAGAATTGATGATATATCATCTCTGTTTGATGGTGAAAGAACTTCATTCCCACTACAAGTTAATCAAACTAATATTGTTGCTAACGCAAACCAGTTAATGATCGTACTTAACGGTGTTGTACAAACACCTGGTACTGCATTCTCAATTCAACAGGACTCAATAGTATTCGTTGAACCACCACAACCTCCTGCTAGTGTCAAATATGTAAACGTCACTATTAATCTTATACAAACGGTTGATCTTACATTTACTAATATTAGTGGTATTTTCCCTAATGTTGGTAATACTGTCGTAGGTACTTCATCCAATGCTCGCTTAACAGTAACAAAAGTCACTGGTAATACTATCACTGGTTTTATAACTCAAGGAACATTTATTTTACCTACTGCAGGTGGCGGTGGTGAATTATGTACAGTTAGTGCTACTGGATTCTCTGCTAATATTTCTACAAGAACTGCTGATATAAACATCAATAATGTCACTACTGGAAACTTCCCTGCTGCTGCAGATGTGACTGCAGGTACAGTATTTACAGGTGCAACATCTGGTGCTCAGTTAACAATCACACAAGTTGTTGGTACTACAATATCAGGAACAGTTACTTTAGGTAATTTCCAAACAAATGAAATTATAACTGCTACTTTATCTGGTGGAGCAGCGTTCTCTGGTACAACTTATACTGTAACTGGTGGTGTTGCTAGTGGTGGATTATTCATATTTGGTGAGCAAGTCACTAACTTTGATGGTGATACTGCAAAAGTTGAACAAGTTAACTTACAGACAGGTCAGGAAATACCTCTTGCTCAACTTCGTTATACTGTTGGTTTATCTACAACTTCTATAGAAGTAGTAGCATATAGAACTGATAATACTGCTGCTGATGCTGCAGTCCCAGCTGGAACATTTACAGCAGGTAAAAACTATCAATTTGGATCTGAAATTGTATTAGTGTCTGCTATCACACAAGGTAGTGAGTCTACAACTCTTACTGTGACCAGAGCACAGAATGGTACTACTGCAGTTTCACATCAAGAAGATGTTCCTGTTTACGGTACTGATATATTAGTCACAGATCAATTAACTTTAAGTAAGACTGCAGGTACATATCAATCTACACCAGGTTTATTTGACATTCAACTTAATGACTATATTATTGCTGCACAGTCAGGTGTTGTAGCACAGGTCACTGCCTCAAGTGTATACCAAGATCCTACAACTAATGAGTTTATTGGTCAGGTTAATATATCACCAGGATCATCATTCTTCGGTTTACTATTCAACAGAATTACATCACAGACATATCCAAACGTTGTTCTTGATAATATTGCTAATTCTTCAGTTAATATTGTTGACTTTACAGATAACAATACTCCATTTAATGAAAACTTCCCTGCTACTGAACAAATTAACAACTATGTAATTACCTATGATAATGCTAGTGGTGCTTTAGCAGAGGGTGAAGATATTAGAAATTACAAGATAGAATATGGTAATTCCAATGGAGATTTTGATTCTGCAGAAGATGCTAAGATACGTAAGTTGACATTTACAAATCAAAAAGGAACTGGATTCTTTGTAGCGGGTCAAACTATTAGAATTGGTTCTCTAGCAGAAGGTGAAGGAACTAAAGCAGAAGTTGTTGGATACAGTCAAGCAAGAAAAACAGTTTATCTTGGTAAGATTGGTAGATGTCAGTATAATGGTCAAGATATACATGCTATTACATTTGCAGGTAATGCACAAATATCTACTGGATCATTTAAGTTTGGTGGATCATCACTATTATTAGATGGCACAGGAGATTATGTAAATATCGCTGCTTCTAGTGAATTTGCTTGGGGGACTGGTGCATTTACTTTAGAGTTCTGGGTCAATCCTGACTCTGCAGCAATATCTGGAACTGCAACTTTATTAGATCAAAGAGAAAACGCAACTGAAGTTGCTGTTAGAGTATATCTACAAGCAGCTCAGATTCGTTATAATGTAAATGGATCAGATCTTGTCACATCTGGTGCTACTACTCTTAATAATGCTACATGGTATCATGTTGCTATTGTTAGATCTGGTTCAACCACTAAGATTTGGTTGAATGGTGTTGAGGTAGGAACTGGAACTGATAGTAGTAATTTTGCTACTAAACCAATTAGAGTTGGTATGGATTATAATGGTGCTAATGGATTTACAGGATATATTGATGAATTAAGGGTATCTAATAGTAATCGTTATAGTTCAGCATTTACTTCTCAAACTGGAATACATCAGGGTGATACAAATACTAAATTATTAGTTCACTTTGATGGGTCTAATGGTCAAACATATACAGAAGATTGGTCTGGTTTTGTTAGTCCTGCTATCGGAGACGAATTTAATAATGATTCTATACTAGCAACATCTCGTACAACTGGTGCACCAGCTGGATTTGTTGGTAGAACACACAGATACTTAAATGCTGCTGATCATATTTTAACAAATAAAGAACTTATAAAAGCAGAAGCACTATACATCATGAAGCAGGTATTCCCTGCACATACTGTTAAAGGTGGAGATAGTGCTCAATTAGCAAGACTTGAAGTTCTCATACAAGCATTAGTAGACGACCTTCGTAATGGTAGTAATAGTCATATCTGGATTACATCTGCATCATACATTAATAGAACAACAAATCCAATATCAATAGCAACAGGAACTATTGAGGGTGATGTTCCACAAGAAGTATATGCAACTGAAATTGTAGAGAAAATATCTAAATTTGTTATTAATAATGTTCCTTGGGATATTCAAGATACAAGTCATTCATTCACACAGGTATATGATGGAACTCTAAAAGATTCTGATTATCCATCTGCTGTAAACTTTACTCCTACAGGTGCAACATATAATCCTGCTACTGGTGCTATGGTTCTTACTAGCAACAGTCATGGATTACTTTCACCTCGTGAAATAACTGCAAGTAATGCCACATATACTGCTACCACTGGTGTTTTAGGAATCACATCTAATGGTCATAATCTTCAGACTGGTGATAGAATTAAGTTGAAACCAAACTCTATTACCATGACATGTACATCAGATGGTAATACAGTATCACAATCTTATCCTCGTCCTGATGATCCAGCTGGACAAGGTTGGATGGAAGTCACCAGAATTGATGCTAATAACTTTAGTATTAATGTAGGTAAATCACCAACTGTAAATTACACAGTTCTTGATGCCACTTATAATGGTCAGACTGGATTCATGACTATGGACATTGGTGATAATGATCTAAGAACTGCTTGGAAATATACACCTGAGGGAGCTGCTTATAATCCATCAACAGGTGTAATGACAATTACTATCGCTAATCACGGATTCTATGTCGGTGATAGAGTAATGTTTGATGTATATTCATTAGTCTTTACATGTGCACAAGATAGTAATGCTACAGATCATCCATATCCTAGACTTACTGATCCTTATTACAATAAGTGGTTAGCAATAAGCAATGTCACCACAAATACATTTGATGTTAACGTAGGTACTTCAAGTAATACTACAACTCATACATTCCAGTATGCACTACCTAACTCTATGGTTCGTTCTGGAGAAACACTCAGACTTTCTAAAGATGCGGTATCATTCAAGTGTTCACAAGATAACTTCAAAACTATACACTCATATCCAAGAACTGATGATCCTGGTTATAATACATCACTCCCAATCTGGACTAATGGTACACCTCTAACTGCAACTAATGCAAGCTACAATGCACAAACAGGTGATATGGTTATTACCATTCCTAGTCATGGATTAACAACTGATAATGAAATTAGAATTGAATTAAATTCTCTAACATTTGCATGTACTAAAGATGGTAATAAAACAACTCATTCTTATCCTAGAGCAACTGATCCTGCTGCACAGAGATGGTTAAGAATTGAAGAAAAGACAGACGATACAGTCAAAGTTAATGTAGGTATTGGTGCTGTTGCCGATCAATATGTTCATACATTTGTATCTGCTCTTGAGCACAGCATTATTAAGAGAGATAATACAATTACAGTTAATATTGGTAAATCACCAACAGTTGCTTACATACCTACTGGACAAGGATCATATAATGCTACCACAGGTGCACTTGTGTTAACTATTGGAAACCATAGTCTTCCTGCTCCAACAACCCATACAGTCACAAATGCAGTCTATGTGCCTTCAACAGGTATCATGACATTGACTATTGCAGGTCATAACTTCTCTAATGGTGAGAAAGTTAAGATTGCAGATAACTCATTGAGATTTACTTGTGCACAAGATAACAATGCTACAAACCATGACTATCCAAGATCTACTGATGCTGTAAGTAATAAGTGGATTCCTATTTTCAATGTCACAACAAACACATTTGATGTACAGGTTTTAGATAATATTCCTTCTACTAACGTCACTGCTCATACATTTGTAAGTGCAACATCTGGTGGTGTAAGTAAAGCAAACTCAACTATTAAGTTAGCACCTAATTCTCTAGTCTTTACATGTACACAAGATAGTAATGCTACAGAACATTTATATCCTAGATCTGAACAAGATAGACATACTGCTACAACTGGTACATCTTACAACCCTGTAACTGGCATAATGACAGTCACAACTGCTGCTGCTCATGGATTTAGAGTAGGAACTCCAATTATGTTCCAAGATCTATCTCTCACATTTACATGTAATGAAGATAATAACGCAACTAATCATCCATATCCAAGATCTACAGATTATGCAAGTAATAGATGGTTGTTTGTAGAAACTATTCCAACTACAACCACATTTACAGTTCAAGTACTTGATAAGATTCCTTCTACAAATACAACAACTCACACATTTGTATCTGCTACTAAGGGTGGAATTATAGAAGGTGATCCTGCAGTCGCTGAGGCAATCCCTATTGATGCTGTTACAAGTAATTCTGTCACTATAAATGTTCTTAATGGATATACACCTTCCAACACAACTACTCATACATTATCTGGAGTTGTAAGTCATCAGTACACACCTAATGGTGCAACTTATGATGCAACAACTGGTGTCATGGAATTGACATTTGCAACCACCAACTTTACTCCAACTAACGCTACATACAATCCTACTACAGGTGATATGGTATTGACTATTGGATCACATACTTTAAAAATTGGTGATACAGTCAGAATTCAACCTAACTCAATTACGTTTACATGCACATTAGATGGCAATACTGCTCAGAAGACATATCCAAGAGCAAGCAGTAATGACTATGCGTATAATTATGATCTAACAGTCACTGATGAAACTGCAACTACAATTACAGTCAATGTAAATGGAGACGGAACTCCAATATCAGATCTATCTGCTCATACATTTGTATCTGCATCAACTAATGCTGTACAGCATGGACATCAAATTAAAGAGTACGAAAGAATCAAATTGGCAGATGGTGCAGTGACATTTAGTTGCTCAATGGATGGTAATAGTTCTAATAAAGCATATCCTCGTGCTACTGATCCTATCAGTGGTAAGTGGATGGAAGTATTCAATGTTGATTATAACAAACTAAGTATCAACGTTGGTAAATCTCCATTAAGAAAGTTCACACCTACACATGCTGATTATAATCCTACAACTGGATTTATGACACTTACAATAGGTCGTCATAATTTAAGAAGAGGAACTGCAGTTAAGATAGCAACAAACTCAATAACATTCAGATGTGCTCAAGACGATTATGCTACAGACCATTCATATCCTAGAACTACTGATCCTAACTATAACACTGCAGTCACAATCACTGATGTCACTGATGACACAATTACTGTTCAGACTTTAGCAAGCACACCTTCTACAAATACATCTAATCATATATTTGTTTCTGCTACTACTGACGCAATTACAACAGGTGGTAATTACTCACATACATTTGTATCTGCATCAAGTAATGGAGTTCAAAGAGCACTTGTTCAAACTGGCGGTAATTATACACATAAGTTTGCATCTGGACTTTCTAATGGTGTATCTACAGGTGGTAATTATACACATACATTTGTTTCTGCTACAACCAATGGAATTGATGTTGCAGGTGATTCTGTAATTATTTCAGATAACTCTCTAACATTTACATGTACTAAAGATGGTAATGCTACAACTCACACATATCCAAGATCCACTGACCCTGCATCTGCACAAGTTCTACCACTAACAGCACATGATGCAAATACATTTACAATAAATGTTGGTGCATCTAAGGCAGATGATCAATACACACATACATGGACTGCATCTGCAACAAATGCTGTCACTAAGGTATTCTATTCATTATCAGATTGTTCTGATGTTATCACTACTCAAAATAACTTAGTCACAATATTAACTGATACATTAAACAATGCTATACTAGCATCTCCTACAGATCATCTTGCTACAGTGACCTCTGTATCACCTGCTGCTGAATTTATTGGTGGTAGAGTAAATGGATTTAAAGAAGTACCATTCCCAGTATCATATCACGATGGAACTTCTGACATTATATACACAAATCAAATTGATATTGATGGACAATACAGATATAGAGATGCTGCATATCTAATTCGACAAAATGCTAGTGTTATCGTTGATAAGGCAACTTATGATATGCTACAACGTTATCCTGATCTAGTACTAGATTTACCAGGAAATAATAATGGTTTATCTGATGCAGGAACATTACAGAAGAAGACTGATCTAACAACTATTGTTCAAGCGATTGCTGATGATCTTGAAGATGGTGGTAATGCAAAAATTGTAGAGACAGCAAACTTCTATCTCGGAAATAATAATGAGATAAGACGAGTTCGTTTACAAGTTGTTCAGTCAATATATGCTCATGATCGTCTTGCAGTTTACATTAAAGAAGCAATTACAGGAGATTTAACTTATGACAACACAAATGATATTATTACAGGTGACTGGGATATTACTGGCAATAACGTTTCTACTTACTTTGATGCTGTTAAGACTGAGGTTGACGCTCTTATCACGACAATCAATGACATGATTGCACCTACCGATAATGATTTTGATATCGGTGGAGATAGATTATACTTTAATAGACAATATATTGTAGAAGAAGCAACTGGTTTAACATCATCAGAATTTAACTACACTCTCAATGGTGTATCTTATACTGCGTTTAGTTATCCTGGTACTGGAAGAACAGAAATAGTAGTTCAAAATAATTTAAAAGATATCTTACTTGCTATGATATCTGACTTACAAACTGGTGGTCAAAATAGCACAATAACTGCTATGGAGACATATCTCAATGCTAGTTTACAAATTCAAACTATAGAAGATGAATTACTTGCGTTTATATTTGCTATAGAACAAGTTGGAGTTATTGGTGAGCATGCACTTAATAATATACTTCAAGATTTCAATAGTGGATTTACTTTACCAACTGGATATGCTGCGACAAAGACTGATGAAACTGCAATTAGAGATTCTGAATCACCAACTACCATTTCTAATGTAATTACTAGATTTAGAGAGTTAATTAAAATTGCAGTTAACTTCTTATCACCTGCTAAACTTGCAGGTAGAAGTGCTGCTAAACATGTTCTTTACAACTACAACTATTATAAGGAAGAAATTACTAATCAGGTCAACTCACAATTTGGTACTGGTCAGTGGATATACGATCAATTCCTTACAAATATCACTGATGATATGGTGCATGATATTGTTGCAACTGATCTTACAGATAAGACAACTGCATACGAAATCACATTAACAAGTAATATTGGAAATTATACAGTTGGTGAAGTAATACATTCAAGTAATGGTGCTTATGCAAAAGTATTAGAATGGAATGAAGATACAACATTCTTAGTTGTTGCTCCATTTGTAGGAACACAATGGGCAAATGGTAATACTATTGTTGGTAGAACATCCAAGGCAGTAGGTGTAGTCAATACAGTTGCTGCAGGTTATGACTGGTATAACAAACCAACAAATGTACAAACTATTGCACATGCTAGAACATTAACATCTAACATCACTGGTCAGATTGCAGGTGCAAACTTATTCAGTAATCCAGAGGCAATAGCAAGTGATTGGACTGCAACTGAAGCAACCATTACAAATAACTCAATTGCTGCTCCCGATCTTACAATTACTTCTGAGAAAATTGTACCAAGCACTAATCTTGCACTTCATACACTTAACAGAGATTTCAGTCTGACTGCTTTTGAAACCTTCGACTCTGGTGTAGTTAAATTTGACACTACTAACGAGTCATTTGACACTGGTTCAATTTCTGCAGATGCAAATCAGACATTTACATTCTCAGCATTTATCAAGGCAGGTGGATATACATCAGTTCGTTTCCAAATGTCACTTGATGAAGGAACCTCTGCTGTACAAAGAATCTTCTTTGATCTTAACTTAACCACAGGAACTATTGGTTCTGTGTTCACACCTCAGGGTGGTATGAGTAATGATTCTGCAGGAGTAGTTCCTCTAGGTAATGGTTGGTATAGAGCATTTATTACAACTACATTCTCCTTTGGTTTCGCAACATTACAGAATAAGATCATTATCAATAATGCATCTGGTTCTCAAAACTATGCAGGTAATGGTACAGATGGTATTTACGTATGGGGTGTTAAACTTACTAAGAGTGCACTTGATCCTTATCAGTCTGGAGATGGTACAGTATTCTTCTCAGATAATGAATACAACATTAAACAATATGCCTTGAACACACTTCAAACATACATGCAAGCAGCACTTGATAATACACTTACAGAACCTTCACCTAATGCAGGATTCTATAAGTTCTATGATTCATCTGAAGCTGCAAATTATAATACAAAATCAATGAGTAGAATTATAAGATCTAACATTGATATTATTAGAAATCAAATTAAGACAGGAACCTACTATACACAAATTACATCTCAGAATGGTATTTCTGTTCCTACTAAACTATATGGAACAAGATCTCTACCAGTTGCTCTTGGTGGTGGATTAAACAATGCCGACTACATGTACGGTTTATCAAGTAATGTATATGGTGAACTTGAATCTATCGCAGAAAACTCAGGTAAAGTTGTTCAGGTATATCAAAGATTTAGAATTGATGGTGATATAACAGATGGTCCTTATACTATGAACGAGACTGTACAGAAACAAGGTAATGCTTCTATCAATGGTGTTGTTTACGGATTCTTTGAAGATGCAAACTATAAGTATCTTGATGTTAAGGTGACTGCAGGTCCTTGGGCAATCACTGATAATGTTGTTGGTGCAAATAACTCTACAACTGCTCAAATAAGTGCAATCGAGAGTCGTCTTCATATTATTGACTTACAAGGTAATTTTGTAGATAACATTCCATTCAAAGGTTATACATCTGGAAATACTGCACAACCTGCAGGAGCTTTCTTAAAGAACGAAGCTGCTGTCACAGATAATACTGGTGGTACATTGACTGTTGATACTGCAACCTTAAATGGAACATTTGAAACTAACTCTGTTGTTTATCCTGAGGCATCTAGACAATTCCTTGATGTTATTAAGTATGATGGATTAGAACTTAAAGTTGGTGCTAAGATTGCATCTACTGGAAATGTAAGATTTGGTATTAGTATCATATCCAGTCTTGCTACATTCCAAGTTGGTAATAGACTTTATAAGATTGCTAATGGTACTCAAGATTTGAATACTTATGCAATAATCACTGGTGTAGATATTGCAAATAACTTTATCTACGCACAAGAGTTCCAAGGAACATTAACAAATGGTGATCAAGTTGGTGATTATGGAGTAGGAAGTTTCCCACAAGGTTATGCAAATATTACAACTAAGGTTGTGACTGCAGGTTCTGCTTCTGCTACTGTTCAAGATGTCAAAACTGTTGGTACTTTGAAGAGAGTATATCTAAGTGATGTTGCAGGAACATTTGATGTCAATGATGCTATCAAGAGTATTGATAACTATAAAGCAGCAATCTCTGCTAAGGGTGATCTTAAAGCACGTGTTAAGAGATCATTCAAAGGATTTGATGGTGTTCAAACAACCTTTGATTTATCTCAGAATAATGGTATATCATATCTACCAGATCCTGCAGGACATCTACTAATATTCATCAATGGTATTCTACAACCACCAGGTGCTACAAACGCATACACAGCGTTCTCTAATCAGATTCAATTTACTGAAGCACCTGAGTTAGGAGCATCATTTACAGGATTCTATGTTGGTAAACTTAGACAGTTAGATGATATATCATTTGAGTTTGATTCATTGCGTCAGTCATTCAACTTGAAACGTAATGAGGTGTTCTACTCATTGACATTGACCGATGGTGTACAGTCATCATCAATTAGACCAGAGAACAATATTATTTGTTCATTGAATGGTGTTATACAGGAACCTGGTATTGGTTTTGAGATTGTTGGTTCTAGAATTATATTCTCAGAAATACCTCGTGTAGGATCTACATTCGTTGCGTTCTCATACGTTGGTTCTGAAGCGGACGTAGACGCTGCTGAGATTGTACCTCCTGTAGAACCAGGCGATGATATTAGAATACAGGGTGAGACTGAAGATAGAACAGTTGCTGTTATTGAATCTTCCAACTCATTAATTACATTTGATTATCTTGGATCTGTATTTGGTCAAGACGCAGTTGCAACTGCAGCACTAACGACTGGATTTATTAAACAGGTACAAGTCACTGGTGGTGGTTCTGGATATACTACAAGACCAACTGTAAGGGTTGACTCTATATCTGGTTTTGAGGGTAATATTAGAGCACTGGTTGGTGTTGGTGGAGTGACCTTAAGTAATACAGGTACTGGATATCAAAATCCAGACATCGCAGTTGAAACTTCAGTTCCAGATGATTGGACTGCACCAGATTTAAGTCAATATGGTGAAGAAGTAGTAGACCCTGAGATAATCACATAAATAACTTATAGCAAAAAACCTCTAAAAAGATGGCAAAACAAGCACTAGATCTTGGTACAGTAGCAAACGATAACACAGGTGATACCCTGAGAGCTGGTGGCGACAAGATAAATGATAATTTTAACGAATTATATACTGCCTTAGGAAATGGTACAACATTAACAGTAAATACTACTAACCCTGCATCTGGTCAGGTATTACGTTATGATGGATCATCTTTTATCCCCTCTGATTACTCAAACCTTACATCTGCCCTTAATGTAAATGGAAATTCTATCGTATCCTCAAGTAATGGAGACATTGCTCTCGCTCCCAACGGAACTGGAAGTCTTACTATTGGTCATGGTTCCATTACTAGCACTTTCTCTGGCACTGATGGCTCAGTTAACTTACCGACGACAGTAAAATATAAAAACGAATATGCTTCTCTTGCTGCTGCTCCTGCTGCAGCATCATATACTGGATATTTTTTCACAGTAGATGGTGATGATAATCCATATGTAAACATTAATATAACTGCAGGTGGTGTAGGAGATACAAGAGCAAAACTTTTAACAGAATACTCAGGTATAAATGATCTTGCAAACGTTGATGTCACAACTACTGCACCAAATTTAAACCAAACTCTAAAATGGAATGGGACTAACTGGGTTCCTGCTGATGATAACGCAGGTGTTAGTTCTGTTAACTTGTTTGCTACGGTTGCAGGTGATTCAGGATCTACGACTGCTGACAGTCAGACTGATACCTTAACAATCGCAGGTGGAACAAATATTACCACTGCAGTTTCAGGAGACACAGTCACAGTCAACTTCTCTGGTACTTTAACTACTACATTAGCAGCTTTAACTGATACTAATACAGCTGGTATAACTCAGGGTGATTCACTATTCTATAATGGAACTTCATGGGTGGTCACAAGAAGTCCTATAATATGGTATGAAATAGGTGCACCTGTAGAAGATGCAAGTAGTGATTTCTTAATATCAGGTCCTGGTCTTACAGGAGAAGTTAGAGACCCAACATTATATGTGCATAGAGGTTTCACTTATGCAGTTGAGAATAGTGTTGAGGGTGGTGGACACCCATTTAGGATTCAGTCATCTCAAGGATTGACTGGTACTCCTTATACTACTGGTCAATCTGGTAGTGGAACTACTATATTATATTGGACTGTTCCTTTGGACGCTCCTTCTACGCTGTATTATCAGTGTACTCTCCATGCTGCAATGCAAGGAACTATAAACGTAGTGAGTTAATAAATGGCAAGAACCGTTCCTGGTACTGGTGCCGACATTGAACCTATTTTTGACGAAGTATTTGGTGTACGTGCGGTAAGAGTTGTAAATGGTGGATCTGGATATACACAGGCAGACCCACCACGACTCACTGTGACTGGTTGTGGAACTCCAACACGAGAAGCAATATTATATCCAATAATAGATGAAGACTCAGGACAGATTATTCATGTTCGTGTTCTTGATAGAGGTTTAGGTTATGATCCATTAAGAGTACAAATTATTCCTGAACAGGAAACTCCTAATGTTGTAAATTCTTTTAATTTTACAAGGATATTTCAATCTCATCCAAATAGTGCTACCACTGCAACATTTGGAACTACTGGAACTCCAGCTAAGTTAACAGATAGATTAACTATTGTATCAGATAATCATCCTAAACCATCACAGGTTTATGCTAATGAAAGGCAACCTGGTGGTTCAGGAGATCTTGTAGATAGAACATTCAATCAAACCTTTATATACAGAGGTGGTAAAGATGTTCCTAATCCAGGTACTAGAGAGTTTCAAAGAAATAAATCACTCGGTATATTAGCAAATGGTGGTCTTTTACATACACCAGAATGGGGTAATAACGTTGGTGGAGCACCTATAAACTTTGCTATTGATACAGTCAAATATGACTATGTAAAAAATACCAGTGCAAATGATACTATAATTCATAATAATGTACATTATTATCAGACAAGTAAAACTATAGATGAATTTGATGATGCCAACGGTGTATTTGAATGGGGTAATCAAGAATTATTCACATGGAAAGTTAAGGTAGAATTTGATAATGTGATGTTTAATGTCACTAATGTAGATGAAACATTAGGACAAGTAGAAGTTGGTAGAATAGTTGATGAAGTTGGTGGGACAGGTAGAGGTATAATTTCAAAAATAGTAAAAGACAGTCAAAATGTTGTAGTAAGAATATATCTAAGAAGTCTTACAGGAGATGCTTTCTCACAAGATGATCTATGTCTAGGATCTAATGGATTTTCATTTAAAATAAATGGTGCACCAATAACATTCCCAAATGGTATTTTTTATATTGAGTTTGGTGAAGAGGCACATGAGTTTGGTGCTTTTACACCAGGTGTATATTACTTCTCTCCAGAAAATATTAAAGTACAAAAGAATTATGTAATTATATGGGATCAATCTGACGCTTCTAATCAGCAAGGTAATGCACCACACCCTATGCGGTTCTCTACAACTGCTGATGGCACATTAAATGGTGGAACATTATATTACAATAGTACAGGTTCTTCTGGTGCATATGCTGCAGATTACGAAGCTTCATTACAACCAATATTCATAATGAATGCGGATGAAACGCAAAAAATATATTACTATTGTGGTAATCATCGTTATATGTCTGGATATGCAGGTGATGAAGGATATATGATTCTTGATACCTCTGCTGAGGAAGAAGATGAAGTAAATATGAACAACTATTATGTTGAAGGATTTTTTGGGACTGCTGCAGCAGGAACATTAGATTATTCAAGATATGCAAATGGACATTCTAGAATCATAGGTATGTCATTTGATGGTTATCCTATTTACGGACCTTATGGAAAAATTGGTAATACTATTGCAAGAGAAAAATCAGGTTATAGACTGAGAACAGTTCCTGAACTACAAGGTGCTAGACCTGTAGTCACTACATCTGGTACAGTGACTTATGCTGTGACAATGTCAAATAATAAATTTTTATTTGATGGAGCATCTCCTACATTCTTAACTTTAGACAGAGGAAAAACATATATCTTTAATCAATTAGATTCATCTAATGCTCCATCTAATCATATCTTCATATCTCCAACAGATGATGGTTGGCATGCAGGTTTAGTTGGTGATACAAATTATCTCTTTTCAGGACAGGGAGTAGAATATTGGATTGATGGTTCACAAAGACCATATCAAACTTATGTAAGTTTATTTAATACTGCTACCACACAAAGAGAAGTGCGTTTTACAGTTCCTGTAGATTCACCTGGTCTTTTATATCTCTTTGCTTATGTGACTGCAGGTGCAGGATTAAGATTAGTCACTAGAGGTTATCAATTAGGAGATCTTGTAAATGATTATATTTTCGATGAATCACCTGCATGGTCAAGTACAGCGAGTTTTGTTCAGTATGACACTGTAAGAAACGCAGGATATATCTATGAAGCAACTGCATCAATAAGTGCAGGTGGTACTGCACCTACACATACAAGTGGCACTGTAAGTAATTGGAAATACTTAGACGTTGTAGGAACTTTAGACTATTATAATGGTAGATTTTCTACCACACCAGAATATCCAAACGGAACTTATGCATATTATATGACTGAGGATGCTTCAGGTGCTCCAAAATATCCTTATGCTATAGGTCCCAAATATTATGGTGTGCCTTTATTTGAAGGTGATACTGTTCCTCCTTTAACAACTAATTTCCCAGAGGGTGCTGAGGCAGAAGTTGTCTTAAGTACAACTAATGCAGGACAACTTGATTATATTAGAATGACTAAGTTTGGTGATAATTACTTTGGTCCTGCACAAGCAAGAATTTTAGGTGGTCAAGGTAGTGGTGCTTTGGGTAGTCCTGTAGTGCAGACAGTGACAGGTTTATCACTATTAAACGCAGGTAGAAATTATGCTACTCCTCCAACACTTATCTTTGAAGGTGGTGGTGGACAGGGTGCACAAGGTGCTGCTGAAATAGACATCTTAGGAAAAGTTACAAATATCAATATTGTAAATCAAGGTGAATTTTATCAAGAACCTCCTTTTATTCTTATCACTGGTGGTGGAGGTATCGGTGCAAAAGCAGTAGCAACTATTGATCAAGGTGCTATTACAGGTATAACTGTTACTGAACCAGGCGTAGGATATACTTCTGTACCTAATGTTATCTTTACAAAATTAGTACAATTAAAACGTAAGACGAGAGCAAGACAAGCGTTTAACTCTTCTGCAATTTACTTGACTGGATTAATCAAGAGTGTCACTGCTAATGATGCAAACATATATGTTGACTCTACTGATGCATATCCTGGTTCTGGATCTATTATTCTTAATAGAGAGACAATAAGTTATACTTCTAAATCTGCAGGTAAATTTACTGGTTTAACTCGTGGTGTAAACTTTAATTATGATCAAAGAGTTATATTAGATCCTGGTCAAAATGATTCTAACGGTGTATCACTTTACAAATTTACTGTAGGTGATAGAGTTATTAGAAGAGTTGAAAATCAAAATAATAAAGTTGCTAAAGTATATGATTGGGATCCAAATACAAGAGAACTACTTGTCACATTTGAAGTTGATGAGTTAGCATTTATTGATGGTGGTAGAGCAGCAACTGAGGATGCTATCGTACAATTTGATGGTGGTGTTGCAGATAGTTCTGCTGCAGGTGTATTACCACATGTAATTCTTACAACTGCAGGTTCTACCATAGATTTATTGACTGAACCTTTATCTGTATTACAAGATAGATCTTTTGAAGATATTATACCAACTGGTGCACCTGATGGTATTCCAGATTTGAGTAATGCTAATACAACATTTGCTAATCAAATATCACTAGATGGTGGTATTTACAATTCACTTTATGGTATTGAAGAAACACAGGGTGGTACTAATACAACTTTATTCCAAGTTGGTGATAATATTAAAGATGGAGATATACCATTTAAGTTTGCAACAATTACTACTGCAGGTGGATTATCTGAAGGTGTTGAGCATACTGCATTAATTAATATTACATTAGATCAAACAACTGGTAATGGTCAGAATTTCTCTACTAATGAGATAGTTAGTGGTTCTGTGTCTGGTGTACAAGCAACTGTTGTTTCTTGGATACCTTCAACAGGTGTATTACAAGTCAAGGATGTTATACCTTTCAATACTAATAATATAAATGTTGGTATTGCAGGTTATCTTTATGAGTTTTCATCAAAGAATACTATTACTGATTTCGTTATAACTAATCCTGGTACTAACTATACTGCTGCTCCGACTGTAGCAATAGAGAACACAGGTGATATACAAGCAACTGGTACTGTGGTTATGACTCCTCAAGGAGACCAAGTTGCATCAATTACTATCAATAATGGTGGATATGGTATTCCACAAACTGTAGATGGAACATATGCCTTACATCCTACAGTCACATTCACTAATAATGCCAGTGATACAACTGGATCTGGTGCATCTGCTCAGGCAGTTTTAGGTGGAGAACTCATCAACGGAAATGGCGGTGCCTCTTATAGAATTAAGAGTATCGAATATTCTGCAATAGTTCGATCGAAATAGGCATAAATAAACAGGAGGACAAATAGTCACTAGAAAATGGCAGCTCTATTAACAGACCAATTTAGAATTTTTTCAGCACAAAAGTTCATAAAGGCACTTGAAGGTCCTAATGCAACTGAAAGTGATACAGTTGCGGGTGCAACAAGAGATAGGTTATATCTTTTCATTGGTAGACCACAAAGTTGGGATAATGAAAACTCACCGCCACAGGCAGTGGATTCATTTTCTGAATTTTCTGGTTCCTATGATGACATGGTATCTCTTAAAAGAGTGCTGGCTTCAGATACCGTGCAGGTGGTACGTAGAATTGACTGGGTTTCCCCAGAACAAACTACTGGTGGATTAGGTTTTACCTATGACATGTATCGTCATGATTACTCTCCGAGTAAAACTGCTGCTTCTGGTGCTACTAAATTATATGATTCCGACTTCTATGTCGTGAACTCCCAATATCAAGTTTACAAATGTATCTACAATGGAACTTCTCCGTCCGATCCAAATGGTAAGCCTAGCACTGTCGAGCCTACTGGTACTAGCACTAGCATCATTACTACTGGCGATGGGTATCGTTGGAAGTACATGTACACTATTCCAGTTGCAAGCGTTCTTAAGTTTTTCTCGAACGACTACATGCCAGTATTCACAAATGCTGCAGTTCAAACCAATGCAGTCGCAGGTGAAGTCGATACTGTTGTTATTAACGCAGCTGGGTCTGGTTACAACAATGGTACCTATGATAACGTAGCGATCAACGGTGATGGAACTGGTGGTCGTGTTTCTATCGTTATTGACGGTGGTAAGATTATATCTGCTACTGTGACATCTGGTGGTACTGGATATACATTTGGTAAAATCAGTGTTGACAACATAACTGGTATTGGTACTGGTACTGGTGGACAAGTTGATGTTATCATTCCACCACCTGGCGGACATGGTAAAGACTCAGTTGTTGAACTTGGTGCTTTTAGAACCATGATCAACGCTAAACTCTCATATGATGAGGGTGCAGGAGACTTCCCAGTTGATAACGACTACAGAAGAATTGGTCTAATCACCAATCCTCTTAAGTATGGTACTGCAGAACTTCTTTCTGACTTGACTGTTTCTGCAACAAAAGCAGTTATCTTTTCTCCAACATTCCAAGGTAATTACGTTCCTGACGAAATTATCACACAAACAAGAGTTGTTGGTGGTACAAACGTGACTGCAAGAGCACGAGTAATCTCATGGAACGCTACAACAAAAGTTCTAAAATATTATCAGAACGCTGTTGATGGTATCTTCCCAGAAGTTACTGGTACACAAAATGAATTTGATGGTTCAAACGTTGTGAGTGGTGCAACATCAGGTGCGGCTGGTGCTCCAGACGTAAACTTCCCTGCTGTTCCTAACTCATCTGCAAGGACTATCAACAATACAGAGTATGACTTAGGTATGAAATTTAATAATGGATATGCTAAACCTGAAATCGAATCAAATAGCGGTGACGTTGTTTACATAGATAATAGGAGATCCATCAGTCGTGCAAACGACCAAGTAGAAGATATTAAAATCGTAATCGAGTTCTAATGGCACAAAATACTAATTTAAACGTAACACCGTATTACGACGACTTTGATAAAACGAAGAACTTTTATCGAGTACTGTTCCGTCCTGGTTTTCCAATACAGGCAAGAGAACTTACCTCGATGCAAAGTATCTTGCAGAATCAAGTCGAGAATGTTGGTGCACATCTATTTAAAGATGGTGCAATGGTTATACCAGGTCAAGTTGGTTATGACCTGAATGTTGATTGTATCTTATTACAAGAGTCTTTCTTAGGTGCTGACGTTGAATTGTATAGATCTCAACTTACAGTGAAAATTATCACTGGTTTGACATCAGGAGTCAAAGCAAAAGTATTATATAGTATTTCTGATACTGAATCTACAAAAGGATATATTACACTCTACCTTAAATATATTGAATCAGGTGGTACTGGAAATACACAACAAACATTTTCTAACAATGAGCAGTTAATTACTGATACTGAAATTACATTTGGTACAACTTTGATTGAAGTTGGGTCACCATTTGCTCAGTTATTACCTACAGGTGCATTACAAACAGGTTCTGTAGCATATGTACAGGATGGTGTTTACTTTATCAGAGGTTTCTTTGTTGATGTACCATATCAATATATTCTACTAGATCAGTATGGAACCAACCCCTCCTATCGTATCGGACTTGACATTCAAGAATCTATCATCACCCCAGAAGATGACCTTAGCCTCAACGATAATGCTGCAGGAACATCTAACTATGCTGCTCCTGGTTCTCATAGATTTAGAATCACCACAAACTTAGTTAAGAAACTCCTTACAGATGATGCTGATAAAGATTTTATTGAACTATTACGTATCAATAATTCTAAGGTAGAACAATTAGTAGAACGTAGTGCATATAGTGAATTAGAAAAAACAATGGCAACCAGAACCTTTGAGGAATCTGGTGATTACGTTGTAAGAGACTTTGATATTAATATAAGAGAGAACTTAGATGATACATTTAATAATGGTGTATATGCCATAGGTTCCACAACTGCTGATGGTAATACTGCTGCAGAAAACATGTATGCAGTTGAGTTTGGTCCTGGTACTGCATATGTAAAAGGATATAGAGTTTCTACTCTATCCCCAACATATGTTGACTTAGAAAAACCAAGAGATACACAGTCTGCACAGAATGTAAATATACCTTTTGAAGTTGGAAACTTTGTAAATGTAAACAACATATATGGATTTCCAAATGCTACAGGTTCTACAATTACTAATGCATACCAAACTTGTCAAATAAGAGATACATTTACAAGTTCACCAGGTACAGGTGCAGGTAATATTATAGGTTATGCTCGTATATTATCATGTGAGTATGCTCAAAATATGGACGCAACATTTGGTGATGCAGATGACGTTTATAAGACTGTATTATTTGATATTCAAATGTTCACTATCTTGGACATGGCAAGTTCAGTTAGTGTCACAGTAGGTTCTCAAGTTGTTGGTGCCACATCTGGTGCAAGAGGATATGTGACAGAAACATTCTCTGCTAATCATATTGATTTGTATCAAGTTGAAGGAACATTTACACCAGGTGAGATGTTAACTGTTGATGGGTTGAATTTAGATACAATCGACAACATACATTATTATAACTTCTCTGATGCAAGACAACTTGTAGCAAGAGATGAAAATACATCTGCTGTAGAGTTTAGTGCTGATATTATTCTTGAAGATATTGCAGTAGTACAAGGTAGTACATTTACATATGATGCTACAGGTAGTGCAGAAAAAATTACTGGTTTACAATCAAACTTTGCTTTAGATTTGAGACCTGGCGACAGATTATATTTCAATAATACACAGTATGTTGATGTAGATAAAATAGATCCTAACTCTTTATCTACAACAGGTATATCATCTATATTTGATTATACATCAGCTACAGGACAAACAGTTAAAGTAGATCCTACTGCTGCTCCTAGTGCAGGTACATATACTGCATTATTAAGATACCGTGCAAAATTATTTGAAGTAGAAAATGCTAATCTTCTTAGTCCAATGCCTAAGAAGTATGTCAAGTCTATTGCTGACGAGTCTATGACTGTTAGGAGAACATTTGATGCTCAGACAGTATCTTCTAACTCTATATCAATTACTCTTCCAGAAAATGAACAGTTTGCTTCTATTACAAATGAAAACTATACTATAGTTGTATTAGCAGGATCAAATAGTTCATATCCTGTAGGTGCTGAGATACCTCTCAACACAACATCATCTGGTGGACTTGGTTATATAACATTTACATCATCTGAACAAACTACTTTACAGGTTGAGAACTTAACTTCAATTACATCTGTCAAAGTCACTGCTACAGTATCTAAGAATATAGCAACCAGAAAGACAAAGACTGAGAATCAGATGTTTGTTATGAAGGTCAATAAGACTATACAAAACTTAGATAAACAAAATTATAATTTAGTTTACTCAAACTTGTATGGCACACGTATTGAAGATAGAGAGATATCTTTAGGTGTAGCAGACTGCTATAGATTACATGCTGTATATGAATCGTTTGATGATGCAGATCCTGTTCTACCTTCTGTAACTATTGTAGAACCTACCTTCTTTGCTACTGGAACTATTGTCACAGGTGCAACTTCTAAAGCAAGAGCAAAAGTTATTGACTTTGCTTCTGGTAGTTTAAAATTATCATTAGTATATCTTGAGGGAACATTTGTTGCGGGTGAAACTATTAGTGGTGTTAACAGTGCAGGTACTGCTATTACTGCTATCATTAATGACTCTGCAGGATCGATTATTGCAGGATCAAAAGTTGTGACTGACAACTATTACTTGGAAATTAATCAAACTGGATTTATATATGATATTTCTAAAATTGTTAGAAAGAAAGGTGTTGCGGTTCCTCTTAGGAAATTAAAAGTAGTTATTGATTACTATACACACTCTGCAACTGGTGATTACTTTGGCGGTCAATCATATCTTTCTACAGATTATAGTGATATCCCATTCTTTGAAGTCAAATTTATGGCAGATTATCTTGACTTTAGACCAGGTGTTAGAAACTTATATACAGGAACTGGAACTGTTTCATCTCCTGCATATGTACAAGCATCTACATTTGATTTTAATTCAAGAGTATTCAACGTAGCAGGTACACCTACCGCTACAATCTTTGACGTTCCTAAGATCAACACAAGTATGCGTTGTGATTTTGA